TTATGCCGCATGACTTCGTTTCAGTGATTCCTGATAACGTGTGATGCTTGATTCCGGCCAACGGCTCATCCGGCAACCGTTACGCAGAGGCTTATCAATTTCACCACTTTTTACCTTTCGATATAGAGTGGTTTTACCGATGCTCAGAATTTCACAAACCTGTCGGCAGCTATACATTCGTTCCATATCTACTCCTTTGGCGGCCATAGCCAGGCCAGCACGATACAAATAAAAAGGGCCAGATTAGTGATAATCCAGCCCATGTCGGCTTCTTTATGGTGGCTGTCATGCGGCGCGCTCGTCGGCAGGCTCCCGTTCGGACAATAGCTTCCGTCCGATCGCCATTAGCGTGTCACGCGAGACATGCCCGGTTATGCCAAAATCTGAGGTGAACGGGTTCCAGATCAACAGCATCGATCCCTTATTGTTGCCGTTGACCGGCTTGCCTGTATCAGCGCGAATAAACGAGAGTCGACCGTCGATAATGAAGCGCACCTCGGTGCATGAGTTCCGCGCCAGGCTGAACCAGCCGACCGAAGTGTCAGCGGGAACAAGCATCACGATGCCGATCCCTTTACGGCATTCCTCCGCGGCTTTCTTCACCCAGGGAGAAATGTCGCTATAGGTCGGATTGCACCAGGTGATCCCCAGTGGCAGTTGTCCGGCCCAGTCCTGCGCCAGCGCGTCGTCCTTTTCGGTGAAGTAAACCGGGAGCAGGTGGTTATGCTCGCTCGCCGCAACATCAGCCACAAAGCGGAAATTGCGGTTCAGCGCAGCAAATATTTCCGGCGACGTCTGCCAGCTGTCACGGTGTTCGGGCGGTGTGGTGCTGTCGCCATAGTCATTAACGATATTCACTGGCGAATTTCCTTATCTACCTGCCGCACATAGAAGGACAGCCAGCGTTTTGCCGGGAATGTGCCTGGCGGTAGGCATTGAACGGTTTTGGCGTGCTTATCGAGAAGGATGGTTATGATGCGGTCGTGTTCTGTGCCATCAATGGCTTTAAGAATCTCGCTCCTGCACTTACGCGCTACGGCCCTTAGTGCGTTTTCAGTTTGCGGCGTCATGCCACCTTTTTGTTGCGAAGAGCATGCTGAATACGCTCATGATCGGTTCGACATTCATCGCTGCAGAAATGCCCCTTGTCGATTGGCTCTTCGCAGTAGTGACATTTACCTGTGTAAGTCATCAGCGGAACCGGCCTGTTCGCCAGCGCTACCTCTATCAGCTGCTGTTCGCGTTCTGCTGCTTCGTCTGCTGGATCTGGAAAATTCATAGTCATTTCCGAAATTTAGGCGTAAAAAAACCTGCCGGAGCAGGTCAAAGTTATTAAGAATTAATGTTGTTTGATAAGTTCTTGGAAAGATTTATTCAAAGACGCTCGAAGTTCAATTTGGCGCTGCGTATCTTCTGATTCTACATGTACTGTGAAATCAAGGTAATAGTTTTTACCATCGCTGTGTTTTTTATATAATAACCAATCGCCACTAACTTTATTGTTTGAAAAAAATACCTTGTCTATCATCATAGGTATTTGCTTCTGAATTGAATCAAAAATATTATCAGCGCCAATCTTCTTCGCATGGCTGCTGTTAATTATGGCATCCCTCAAATGTTGAGTGTCATCACTACTATAAGGGATGCTAAATTTTTTAACATATGCTTTTAAGACTTGATTTGTGGCATAAGCAATCAATTCATCTGGTCTGGGGTTTTTTATTGGTTTAGAGGGCTTCCCACCAAAATTATTCATTAATCTACTAAAATTGTCTTCTGCAACGTGAATATGAAAAAAACCTTCTAGTTCCCCTTTTAGTTCTCGCTCCTTATGTCGCATCGCTCTTGTGGACTGCGCTACGTTTTCACCTTCTAGTAAGCGAATAGCCTCAAGAATCCCCCGAGCAATGAATCCTGGCCCATCTATGTCAGTGCGAACTTTCTCTTTAAGAGCTTCTGATATCCTATGGGAATATCTCTTATCAAATAGCTCGAACATCAATCCCCCTCTTTCTGATAAATCGGATCGTAACCCTCCGGTAACTGCATCGACCCATCACGGTAAAACTTTAGCCGCTTCCGGCTGCTGCATCTCCACTTCGTAACTATTACCGGCATGTTCATAAGCTCCTTGGAATTGACATCGTTGGGGCATGCCCACGTATACCTTATCATCATGTATTTCTCTGCTATGTGTTGTTCATCAAGAAAACTAGTAATACTTTAAAATCATCTAAAAAATTATTGACATGAAGGTGCAGTTTTGCTCTTTTAAAGAAAAATCACTCGAAGAAAACTCTAATGGATATCTGGAATAGTAGTAAGTTATTTATTTTTATCCTTTTTGTCGTTCCTGGCTTTCTAAGCATGAAAGCATATAATGTTTTTCATCCTACAGTACAAATAGATACTTCAAAAGCGATAGTAGAAGTTGTATCTTACAGTTGCATCAATCACGCGATTTGGTTTATTCCAATATATTATTTTGAAGGGCTGGGCTTTAAGTTTTCTCACCCGTTCATTTACTTTTGTTTTTATATGATTGTTTTGATAATAAGCCCTATTCTATTGGCGCTTATTTTCTCTAAGGCCAGAGTTTTGCCATGGATAAAGAACTTATTACCACACCCAACAGGAAGATCTTGGGATTATTATTTTGGATTGCGTAAAACGGCTTGGGTCGTTGTTACTTTAAAAGACGGAAAGACTATAGGCGGGTATTATGGTAGTGACTCTTTTGCTTCCAGCGCTCCTGAACCAGAGCAACTCTATTTAGAGCAAAGTTGGCACATTAATAGCGACGGTGGTTTTGATAGCGTCAAAGATAAGACTCAGGGCGTGCTTATTCTCTCTAAAGATATTGAAAAGATTGAATTTTATGAAACGTAGTTATTTCCATTGGAGAATGTATGATGCAAAAAAATAAAGGCATAGCTCAAGATGGTTATCAACCTAGAGCTCAAAGTAAAAACCAGAGTAGCAATGGTGTTAATGGTGGTTATATACCTCCGAAACAGGTTACCCCTCCTGCACCTCCTCCAAAAAAGCCATAGAGGTAGGAAACGGTATGAAATTATTTAACCAGAAGTATTCTAAATTTAACGGTGATAATACCGATCGTGGGTATCAGCCAAAAGAGAAGCCTGTCGAAAAGGGTTACAAACCTTCAAAACAAGTAACACAGCCCGTACCTCCCCCTAAAAAACCATAATATTTAAGTAATTGAAGATGAGTGTAAAAATGGCCAATGAAAAAAGGTTCAAAGAAGATGGATATCAACCATATGACTATGGTTATCAACCGAAATCACAGCCAGTAAACGAGGGTTATAAACCAGCTAAACAAGTTACGCAACCAGCCCCACCGCCAAAAAAACCTTAATCATTTCCCCTCGGCTGAGGGGAAATATTTTTTGAATTTTATAGAGCTATAAGTGTACTACATGTTTATCCTAAATCTGAATCGCTAAGTTCTTTCTTGCGTATCTGATAAACCTTCGTCGCCTTTACAAGATCTTGACCATCATTAGCCAGCATGCGTGCCGCGTATTTGTAGCAGCGGTCCAGACCGGCAACGTTTTCCGCTTCAGCTGCAGCGGTGGTGAAATCGGCAAGGAGCTCGTCCGGCGTGCGCGCTGGTGCACTGGTGTTAGTCGCCGGGTTAATTTCGCGCTCGGGCTGCTGCGTTTCGGGCTTGCTGTTGATCAGGTTGTTCAGGTCTGCACGGCTGCGTGCTGGGGTAACATCACGTTCCGCGCGCTGCGCCGGTTCAAACTCATCTGGGGTGTAAACGCCGAGGATGACGTCAGGGCAGTAGAGGCGCGCCCAGTATTTGACGGCCAGATAAGCCAGCTGCTGCTTCGGCGCTGTTTTCCAGAGCGGAGAGTTGCGGGTGGTTACGAACTCCAGAAACAGCGGCTCGCCCCAGGTGATTTCCGTCTCGCCGCGCAGCACGGCGCCGACCCGGACAAACAGGCCGCGTTCATTCGCCGCGTTAGCTGCGCCGGGCTTGAACTTCTCCCAGTCGCCGCCGTACTCATATTTGAAGCGACCCTGCACGGCCGTAGAGCTGGTTATGACGGCGTTTACCAGTTGCGCTTCGTAGCCCAGCGTGCCGTTAACGGCATGTGTTTTCTGCGCCACTGCGTAGGGGTTCATGCCCCACTGTGCAGCCTGAAGCGCGACAGCGAGACAATCGGCGGGTTTACCAGCCAGGTGGGCGGGAACTGTGACTTTTCCCATTGCCATCACTTCGGCAAACGCCTGCAGCTTCTGCAATGCGCTCGGGCTGAAAATTGCCGCTTTGGTGTCGGCCTCGTTGACCGGCGGGTGCGTAATTTCGTTGCTCATGCGTAATCCTTCCTTTTTGCCCAGTCCGGGCGCGTGATTTCTTCGATGCCGCCCCAGTTACCGGTCAGCATGCATTCGTGATAGGTGTTCAGGTCGCGGCGAAAGAGGTCGTAGCCCACGGAAACATCGTCCTCCTGCAGCTGGAAGGTGCGCACCGGATACCGGCCGCAGTCGATCGACTCGCTGACGGCGATAAAAACGAAAAGCGGGTATTCGCCGAAATGCTGACTGAAGCCCTCGCGGTAATAGGCGTCCTGAACGTGATAGCGGAACTCTTCGACGTGCCGGGCGAAGCGGGACATATCAGCCACTTTTTTCACGTCAACGATGACGGGCTGTTCCGAAAGAAACTTGTCTGACCTGATCCGGCAAAGTTCGCCTGTCTGCTCATCATTCCAGTAGATTGACGCCTCCTGATGGCCTTCTGCCTCCAGTAACCAGCGTGCGGCCGGGTGGGCGAGGGCGCTGGCCTGCATAAGCTTCAGCTTGCGACCTTCCTCGGCGTCCATCACCGTCATGCCCAGCCCGGCGCAGTCCTGCAGAAAGGCTTTCTCGTTCGCCTTTCCTTCATTGGTGCGGCGGTTAAACTCGGGCGCCACGATGAAGCGGTGATCAAACTCTTCAGGCTCCAGCAGCAGGCAGTGCAGGGCCGTGCCCATATCCAGTGCCGATTTCTTCTCTTCGTCCTCTGGCGCTTCTTTGCGCCACTGAAAGATGGCCGGGTTGATCGCGATGTCGTCCAGCTGCGATTTACTGATGCCGGGGCCGCTGTGGTACGACTCGTTGCTGATGTCGTAATAGATGCCAGGCTGCATCACGCCACCTCATCGAAGCTGTTTCGGCTTTTCCAGATGGCGATCGCCATGTCCCGCTTAGCGACTTTCACCAGCGCATCGCGCAGGAAGTTTTCGGCGGCTTCGTACTGCTCGTCGTCTTCGTCGACCAGCTCGACAGCGGGGTAATCGAAGTGCTTAGGCAGGAACGCGCACAGCGCGGTCATCAGCGGGTTAATCTTGTGCTGGTCCATCATCGAGTCGGCTTCATCGCCGATGCGCTCTAAATCGGTCTCAGAGAGATTTTTCATAATCTCCTCGACTTCCTGTTTTGCTCGCCATGAAAGTTTCACTGGTGCGCTCTCCGTAACAACAGCATTGCCATAGCCCACTTCGCGCTGTCGCCGAACAGATGGGCCTCGCGTGAAAGCTCCTGCGCTTTCTGGAAGTAACGAATTTTCATTAGGGTCTCCCTGGCTGCATCAGGGTGTCTTTCAGCCAGCGACAAATGGTGCGCAGGCGTTCTGTTAAGCGGGTTAACTGGGAAGGGTAAAGCTGAGCGGCATCCACGATGGTGCCGCCCGCGATCGCAAGATTCATCGTGGACATCCTTAATTCGGTTGGTTTGGTTAAAAAAATGGCCCCTGCATTCCTGCAGGAGCCAAAGGCGAAAAACTCTCGTACCGCACTGCGGCTCATTACGCGTCTGGTGCAAATGCACCGTCATGACCTGCCGTAACAGGCCATTGCGGTGTCACTCAAGGCTGACGCCACAGAAAGGGCAGTGACTCATCTTCACGGCCATTTCTTTGCGGCTTGCGTTCTTAGCGCGGCTGCCGTCTTTCTTGCGTGGATACCAGCCCATTTTGTAATTGAGCATCACGCGAATTTTGCCATCGCCGAGCGACATGACCTGATTATCCCAGCCGCTGGCTCCCCAGCTTTCGTCGATTTCGGCATCATCCGGTTTGCTTTTGAGCATCTGCTCCCGGACCTTCTGGCCAGCCTCTTCAATGCAATTGCACATCGTTACTCTCCTGAATTTGGGCGTAAAAAAAGCCGCTTATGCGGCAGTAAGTTCATTTTTTGCTGGCTAAAGCTGGAAGGAATGTTAGGGTTACCTATCACTAAGCAAAACCAAAACGGAGTCTCCTCATGGGCCGTGTTAAGTTTCGGTGCCCTGAATGTGGAGCACGCTGATTTCAGTTCACCTTCAAAGACGCAGAAAAAAATACCCCTCATGGCGCTATCTGCTGTAACTGTGGAAGGCGAGCAGAAGCTAATAACCTCTATCAGCTTCATCTCGTTCATCAGCGTACTGACTGGATCGAAAGCCATTAGATAAGCGGAATGCTTTTTCCGCGGATCTTCTGTACAGCGTGAATCTGACGGCCAGCTTCGTTGCTGATTTTCTGATATTTAGTACTAACGCGTAGCGCTACTACGTCTTGTTTCTCACGAAGGCTCGGCGCCGATACAGCGCGCGAAACGCGCTCAGCACTGGCGTCAACGCGGGCTTTACTTTCAGCCGCTTCTGCCCGGCGTTTTGCGATCAGTTCGCCACGCTTGAGGTAGCGACGGCTGACGCTGTTGGTAGCTGCAAACATATTTACCTCCGGTAGTTGGCTTAGGTGATTGGATGGCCGGTGCTCCTCGCTGTTCACTCGCGCTGGTTTTGCCACCGCTCAAGGCGGGTTTGTTATCCAGCGGCTTCAGCCGACGCCGGGAATACTCGCTAATCCCAGCCATGCCTGCGCATTCATCCAATCCCAAAGCCAACTGCTCTTTGGTCTCCCACAAGGGCGGGAGAAATAAACCCCATCAATGTTAAAGAGCGATCCAACATCCTGTTGGGTACTGCGTCCTGCTGATGGGGTAGACAATAGCATTGCGTATTATTCATAGCAATACGTATTGGTAATATTTCAATAGCAATACGCATAAGTGAATGATTTCGTATCGAAAAAAATTAGTGTTTTATGGTGGCAAGCTACTGATTTGAGAAGGGTAGAAAAAAAGCGTCACGCTCTGCTTGATTTATAAGAGGATGTGTTTCACTATGAAAACTACTGTTTAAAACAACAGTGTTTTGGGTGGACTCAAAATATAAAATGCTGATTTGATTGAAAAGGGGGAGGGATTATGGCGACGGCTTTGCTTAGAAATAAGCAAGGAGGGTATACAGAATACACCCCCCCTAAAAATGAAGAGGATTACTTTTTGCGCTTCAGATCACGCAGCAGGAAAACGACGACGCCTATTACGGATGAATCGGTTGTCGCAGGTACGAGAGGAACGCGATCATCATCTACTGACAGATAACCCGTGGATCCGCCGTCAACAAATTTATAGACGGAATACGCCCCGTTAACTTTGGCGTAAACCAGATCACCATTACCAGCTTCTTCCTTTGTGTCTACTACGACAACAGTTCCTGCAGGGGCTTCATAACACCCGCTATTTCGCTCTAAGATATAAGCTCTACAGCTATCACTCTCTACTGAATTTGGGACATACACATAGTCATGTGTTTGTTCATTAGAGCGATCAAAGACAGGAACAGGAAACACCCCTCCGAGCTTCATCTCATTGGCTGGTGGCTGAGGATAAGTCATCTTTTCCTGAGCATCCATCGACCCAGTTCCGTTAGCCAGCCACTCAACGCTCACCGACAGAGCGCGCGCAATATCAACCAGACGAGTCGAACCCTTGGCCTCACCTTTGACTAGGCGCCAGATAGTTGGTTGGGCTACACCCGATGCTTTAGCTAAAGCACCCTGGGACATATCCCTTTCTTGCATGGCCTTAGCCAATCTTTCTGCGAGAGTTTTATTCATACCCCGCAATTTATAGCTAGGCGTATTAACCGTCAAATGTGGAAAGCTATTGCCTTTACCAATACTCATTGCTATTATTCCTGCTGTGATAATACGTAAAGGAATTGCTATGACTAACAAAGCTATTCAAAGGGCTGTGAACATCGCAGGAAGTCAGCAAAAGCTGGCTGATCTCTGCGGCGTCAAACAGCCGACCGTTTGGCGTTGGCTACACGGAGGCGGCATAGATGCCAAATATGTGTTGGCAATATCCAAGGCCACGCAGGGTCGAGTTAAACCGTTCGAGATTCGCCCTGATCTTGCAGACCTGTTAGCCGCCTCTTAGTAACACCGCTCTTTAACACTCTGAAACCCGTCCCCGCCCGTGTGGGGAAACCTTAAGTGACTTGCTCACCGCAATGTCACGCAACTTATTCAACGAAAGAGATATTACGTCATGGAAATTGCAAGTTATCGCAAAAAAGCGCGAGAAATCGAAAGTCAGTTACTGAACAAGCTGGCTGAACGCGGACAAGGAACTCTGGCGAAAGTGCTTGATATGGATGAAGCGACCATAAGCCGAATGAAGCGCAGATCGGGAATGCAGAAACACAGCTTCTTCCAGATGATGAGCCTCGCTATGGCTTACCTCGATGTTGTGTCGCCGGAATCTGAAGTGGCGCAAAGACTGCTTCGCATTGAGCAGCTTCTTACCAAAGAAAAGGCCCCGAGCTGCGCGAACAGCTTCGAGGCCTGATGCGAAAAGACTGGATCAATTCACAGGAGTAATTATGAAACAAGTAGCTGAAGTTTTCAATCTCGGAGGCGCCAATGGCTAAGAACTCAATCGACGCTTACGGCGCCAGCGGCAAAAGCAACGTGCTGTTTTTCGAACCGGGCGCCCTGTACCTGGTTACCAACCCATCACACCCGCTTTATGACGAGCGCATTCACCTGCCTATCGACGAAGCGATGGTGCTGAACATCATGGATCAGGGCGTTCTGGAGCCTGTTCTGTGCTGGAAAGATCCCGAATCCGGCAAGGTCTGCGTTGTCGACGGTCGTCAGCGGGTCCGGCATAGCCTGGAGGCTAATATTCGCCTGGCGGCAGAAGGTAAAGAACCGGTACTCGTGCCAGCAATCGCTAAGCGGGGATCGGCAGTGCGCATGTCCCAGTACATGGTCAGCGCGAACGAAATCCGGCGCGCCGATACGCCCCTTGGGCGGGCAAAGAAAATGGCGGCGATGATTGAACGCGGACACGATGAGCAGGATTTAGGGCTGCTTTTCGGCTGCAGCCTTCAGACTGTAAAAGCTACCCTGGCACTGCTGGACTGCACGCAGGCTGTGCAGGACGCAGTAGAGGGCGGACAGGTGACGGTCACGCATGCTCGCCAGCTGTCAACAATGCCGCCTGAAGAGCAGCGCGCCAAGGTGAAAGAACTAACGCAAGTCGGTGCAGAAGCGAAGGGCCATGAAAGAGCCCGCCGTCAGCGCGCCGTGATGGGCGAAAGCAAACCCCGCATGAGATCCCGCAAAGAAATTACCCAGGCACTGACAGAGACAACCGGCGATTACGCCGCAGCGCTCCGTTGGGTGTTAGGTGATGCAACAGAGCCGGAGGAGGCAAAATGAGCCTCGCTCTCGCAAATGTAACGCCAATCAGGCCCGAACTCCGGGCCGTGGAGCAACGTGTGGCAGACACAGACGACGGATATACGCGTCTGGCAAACGAGCTGTACGAAGAGCTGATAGGGGCCAACCTGACCAGGAACCAGGCGAAGGTTGCGCATGCTGTTTGCCGGAAAACATACGGCTTCAACAAAAAGATGGATCGCATTGCTGACAGCCAGATAAGCCAGCTCACCAGACTGCCCAGGCAGAAGGTGAACAAGGCGAAAAACGAGCTTATTCAGATGGGTGTTCTGGTCCGGGAAGGCATGCTAATCGGGCCTAATAAGAACCTCGCTGAGTGGCAAATTCCAGAGTGTCACCAAGATGGTGTCACCGTCACCAAAACAGTGACAAAAAGTGTCACCAAAACAGTGACAGGGATGTCACCAAAACAGGGACACACAAAAGACACTATTACAAAAGACAAAAAAGACATTAAACATACGTCCGAGAATTCTGGCGAATCCTCTGACGAGCGTCTGAAAAGTCTTCCTGTTGTTCGGCCTGATGCAGCGGTTCATTCACCTAAGGGCGATAAGTGGGGAACCGCTGAAGACCTTCTGGCTGCTCAGTGGATTTTCAGCAAGGTTCAGGTGATCACCCCGACAGCACAGCAACCCAACTGGCCAGCCTGGGCAAACGACATTCGCCTGATGCGCGATTCCCTGAAGGTCAGCCACCGGGAAATCTGCGAAGTCTTCACCTGGGCGAACGGCAATCAGTTCTGGCAGACCAACATCCTCAGCCCGTCGAAGCTGCGAAAGCAGTGGGCGACCCTTAAAGCGCAGATGAGCCAGCCGGCCCGCAACGCGCCATCCAGTTCACAGCAGCAGATTCCACACTGGAACGACCGCAGAGAGTGGGAGGAAAATTTCATATGAGAAATCTCGTAGCCGCAATAAACAACCGCGACAGCAGCGCGCTGGCCCGCATGGCTGGTGATGGCCCACAGCCGGTGGATCGTGGCGTTAACGAAACCGTTGAGCGTCTGGTCGACATGCTGTTCATGAGCCTGAAGCAGGTTTTTCCCGCATCGGTCAGCACTGCGCTGAAGGATCCGCGCGACGAAGCCTCAGCCAAGCGTCAGTGGCTCGCCGCCTTCGCTGAAAACGACATCAGCACGAAGCAGCAGCTGTCGGCCGGCATGAAGCACGCCCGCGCCAGTGCCTCGCCGTTCTGGCCGTCGCCTGGGCAATTTATCGAGTGGTGCAAGCAGGGCGAGCTCCGCTCCGCTGGTCTGCCGGACGAAGACGGTCTGTATGACATGGTGATGAAGTACTCCGCCCGCCGCGGTCTGATCGACAGCCCCGAGGCGTATCCGTGGGAAAGCAACGCCGCATACTGGATGGTCACCGGACTGTACAGCACCATGCGCGCCAATAACCTCTCTGAGCCTGAGCTGCGCGCAAAGTGCCGCGCCGAGCTTCGCAAAATGGCATCGCGCATCGAGTCTGGTGAAGAAATTCCCCCACCGCGCGCGCAGCTGGAAAAGCTCTACATGCCTACAGCCAGCGAAAAGGCACTGGACAACGTTGCCCGGCTGAAAGCTCTCGTCAGGAAAGGGAGATAATCATGAGCGAAAGCATCAGAAGAAGCTTCGAGCGTTTTTATCACAGCGTTCACGGCGACAAGCACAGCATGACCCGATCGCACCTCGGCTATCAGGATGAGGTTGTCGACCGCGCGTTTTTCTTCTGGCTGGCAGGACGGGAAGGGGCAAGAGCATGACGCAGGTAACACAGCTGATTATCCGGCCCACACAGGACCAGACACGCAACCTGGTGCTGGCGATCATTGACGTCGCCCGGAAGCAACCGGCATCGCAGGACACGCTGACGCATATCCGCACGCTGGCAAAAGAAGCTATCGACCTTATGAGTTGCTCGCGTTCTGATAATCCGGTAACAACTATGAGTGATAAAGCTGAGCTAGAGCGGCAGAGGTTTGAGGCGTGGTTTGAGGCTGAATACAAGCATCTCGAATCCTCGAAATATACCGACGCAGTGCCACATATCAAATTTGGCTTCTGGATGGCATGGCAGGCAGCCTTAAGTAGTAAGCAGGAGAGCACATGAAAAACGATAAAATAAATTTTGAGTTCTGTAACCTGGAGTTCGAGATTTGGGCTGATTCGTTGGGATTCGACCTTCATACCTATGAGGGTGAGTACGACGATCCCGCTACAGTTAACGCGTGGAAGTGCTGGCAGGCCGCATGGCTCGCCTGTAGCAAGCAGGAGGAAACTTGAGCAGCAAGCAAGTCACCATCTCAAAACGTCAATTCCGCCAAATTTGCAACGCCTACATCAACGCCGTAAACGCCTCTCAGCAGCTCCTCATGGTCCATCGCGGTGACAACCCGCTCTCTGACCGCGCTGTTGGTCGCCTTGAGGATGATATGCGGCTAATTATTCAGCAACTGAAGGAGGTTGTTGATGGAGATACCGAAGGACGGCATACGGCTTCATAGGTCGAACTTCAACGCCATCGGGCAGCAAATCCTCCCTATGCTCGACTCTGGCGAAACCTACCGGCTGATCATCAAGCCGTGGCGCGAGAAGCGCAGCCTCAACCAGAACGCCTTATCCCACATGTGGTACAGCGAAATCAGCGACTGGCTCATCCGGCGCGGC